CATACCTGTCTTTAAAATACTCAGTAACATAATAATATGAGCCATCTTGTAGGGTAATCTTTAATTTACTTGCCCCATCCACACAATGCTTGGCAGTTACTATATTACCATCTTTACTTATCAATACACCAGAGCCTACCCAATACTCTGTCAGTACCCCATTGGCTTCAACTATCCCCTCAACAAGGACGTTATAGCTTTGAGTAGCTTTTATGCTTGGCTTATCAATTACTGCCCCAACTATTCCCAGCACTACTAAAATAATCAGCATTAAAGTACAGGTTGGGAAATTAACTTTACGTTTGTGTTTCACCTTACACCCCGCATACTTGGAAACTGCATAACCTTTTCCCTCATCCCTGCCTCATGTTCCCTATATTCCTTGGACTCTTGTAAATTTACCATGCCTTTTCTTTTAAGGTGGTCATTTAGTGTCTTAGCACTGTCAACATAAATACCCAAGTCAGGAGAAAAATACGGGTGGAAATCCCCGTCTGAGCAGATGTTTGCTCCACTACCATCTGGTGAATACCCAGATGCAATTTCCCCGCCACAAGCATCACATTTTTGATTGTAGTTAATCTTCTCGTGGCCTCTTTTACCAACAAACTCAAAGTCCTCATCATTTATTAAGTTGTTGTCAAATTCTTTTTTGCACTGTGTGCAGTGAAACATGGTATTCCCCTTAATCCTGTACCCCTATCACCAAAAATTCAAAGGTACATTTTTCCAAGGCAGTATTGTTTTTTATATAAACCGTTCCGCTGGGCTTGAAGTAATGTGCCTCACCCTCTGGTATAACTAACTCGGCATTAAATGTGGTTACATAGGATGTGTCCACAGCTAAGTCGTTATCAATGGCCCTTATCCATATACCCAGAATTGTATCTACTGCACCAATGTTCAAGGCCTCAGCTACATCGGCAGTTTCCTGCATTTGCTGCTCAGTGCTGCAAGTTACTTCTGGTGCAACACTCCCTGTGAAAATGTTTTTCTTCTCTGTGCCTTTTCCAAGACCATTCACAAACGCATTGACAGATACTTGATATTCAGCAGCCAATTTAATTACCCCTTAATTTTCTTATTTGTTTTTCTGACATTCCAGATTTTTTAAGTCCCTCTGTTATCTGTGATGTCCTATCCTTACTTTTTTGTTTCTTCTTTTCAGCAGTTATTTTAGCTGCATCACTGGAAGGATGTGCTCTCTCAGATTCAAGCAGCTTACCAGAAAAATAATCTTTAGTTTTCTGCCACACACTGCGGGACTTTTCTTGCTTTAAAAGTTCATCTCTAACAGCCTGTGCCATTTTGTGGCGATTCTTTTTGGTCTCTTCTTCTTTTTGCTTCTGTTCTCTGTTATATCTTATTTCGGGTGATTCAGCCATTACTTATCCCTCTCTAAAACCTCTTTAACAGCATCCTTAGCATTGCTAATAACCTCCATCCCCATAACATCAAAGTTATAGCTGCAAGATTGTTTCTTCTCCTCATTTCTCTCAGAGTAGGATGTTAATTTAATTTTAACCTTCGCAATTATAATCTTACCAACATCTTTTCCATCAAAGGGTAATTCCTTATCTACATAGAAGGATGGGTAATAAGGTTTAGATTCCGAAGAACACGGTACACACTTATCCTTAGATACTATCTGCAAATCAATTTTAGTTGCCATCTGTTATTTTCCTTTAATATGTTTCTTAACTGCCTTAATCATTTTTTCACGCTTCTCTTCTTTGCTCCATCTTTCTGCAATGTCAGGATGCTGAGAGTACAGGTAACGTCTTTGTTTCTCACTTTTGAATGGCATTACTCCCTCGCATTCTTACCGGCCTCTGTATTCGCTGGACTGGGCTGCCCCGCCGAGCGAGTTTGCTGCTGATTAAGATTTTCTTGACGACTTGCAGGAGAAGCACCTTGCCTATCTCCAATTCCTGAAACCTGACCTTTTAGCGGCTGATAAGGGCCAAGGTCTGTATTCATAGTTACAACGTTTTGGTAGATTAAGTCAATTTCACCGTCAGTTAAATCCATATCCCTTGTAACTTCCTTAACTAATCTCGGTACATCAACCACTACACCCTGCTGTCGGGCAATTTCCATAGTTGGTAAAATCAATCCTGTTACAACCTGCATTAACTTCTGCATTCTCATCTGCGGATTCTGACGAGATAGGGAATAAGGAACTACCTCAAAATTGTAATCCCAAAAATCACCTTCTCTTGTGTCGGCTGTAACGCTTACCGGTATCTCACCAAGTCCCTGTATCCTCTTAGATACAGTTATATTCATAAGAGGGTCAGTAAAAATATAATACGCCATCTTATGCAATATGCTCTTCGTGCAGTTATGTGCCGCTTGAATCATATCGTCAAGATTTGCAGAAGCATTTGTCATAAGCATCTGTTCTTGACCGAGGGTTGGGGCAGCAGATTTCATACCACCAACTACTGGCATATTGACAGGGGCTTCACCCCAAAGACCTTTTAGGAAAGCAATCCACTGATACTGTGATGGGTCAATCTCTCCAAGTTTCAATGTGGTGAAAGCATTTATGTTATTAACTTTTATGGTCTGCATGTGTTTTGCACTGAGGATATTTGTAACGTCATCCGCTGCATTCCCCTCATACGGAAATACGGTTTTTGCAGCCTCAGCTTCACGAGCCATTTTACGAGCCATTATATTTATGTAATAATGTAAATCAAGTCCCTCATACAGGGGTGCTATTGGAATAACACTCTCAGGAAAAGTGGAAAGACTCATGATGTCAAAAGGCCCATCAACTGGGCCATTGAAATCTACAACTCTGAGTGGCTTGTCCCCCTTGCCTTTTTCAGGAATAGTAAGCAGTATATTTTCAGATGGTATGTACACCTCGGCGAGTCTTACATAGGGTTTAAATGTATTTAAAAATGCGTTCCCACCACCATCAGATATTTCCTTTGGAGACGCTTTGACCCATTTTATATATGACTCACTTATTTTGTCATAATTTTCGTAAAGACCACTGTTCAAGACGTAATCAACTGGAACATAAAACCAATTTCCCTCAAAATCGCATTCTTCTTTACGTCTTGCTGATGTATCAAAGAAATAATCCTCTGGGTAAATTACATCACAGAAGATTTGTCCAGCATCATGGGTTACTCCAAAGGCATCCTTTATACCATCACCTCCGGGGGCTATTCCAGTTTTAAAAATACCAGCATAAGTTAAGGCATCCAAAGTTCCAATGCGTAGTGTTTGCCCTAATTTAATCTTTTTTATGAGGTGGTTGATAGTCAGACGAAGAGTGTCCGCATAGGGCATCAGTTGAGCTACCCTTGCTGATGTCATTGCTTTTGGGTCTTTGTTCACAAGCAATGGTAATAAGATGTTTATAGCCCTTGAAATCATGTTGATTGGGCATCGGTAGTTTTCATTCTTTGTACTACCATACCACCCATTAGCGTATTCCTCAAGAATTTCTTTACGCTTCATCAATGGGGCTTCACATACAGTATCACATCTCGCAATACCATCCTGTATTGCACCAACTATTGTGTTAGCAACTGATTTGTCGATTAGTTCGCCGTTTGCCATCTTGTCTTTCCAACTTTAACCCCACCGAGTGCTAAGATTTGGTGGGTCTTGCCATTGTCCTGTTTTTCTATTTTCATCCTCTATTTTGGATTGTAGCATTCTCCAAGCCAGAGAACCATAAGGTGGTGATTTTGATAATGTTTCATCAGCCACAGGCTGGTCAAGCATCCCAAGAACACACAGACCAACTCCAATTATCCTATCACCATGTCTTTTTCTTGCACCAGACGACTGGTCTATACTCTCACTTGAATCCAGTTCACCTGAAGAGTAGAAAATATAACCGTCCATCTCATTAGTAACTTCTTCAGAGTGGATTATTAAAAATGTCCTGTCATGTTTTTCTTTCAAGCCCTCTTTTAAGGCTATTTCTAATCTCTCAAGCAAATCACCTTTAGTTCCATTTGGGCCACCAGTATTATCCCAACCATAAACCTGTTGGCGTTTTCGCATCTTTCCGGTTTCAGTGGTCTTGGTATAAACATTTGTTACACCATTTTCCATTATCCTACGGCCAAAGTTAATTCCATGACCTCCGGTTCGCTCCCAAATAACAAATGGGGCGTTTGCACCACCAAGCCAGAAATAAAGAGCAGAAACAACATCTGCAAATTCGTCCACCCTCATATCAGGGGTAACGAGTTCACCAATGAGTTCACCAGTGTTTCTATCAACTATCATCGCAGTCGAATTTGAAGCACCAGTGCCAAAAGAAATATCACTTCCAATAATATAATTGTGAAGTTGATTGGGTCTGAGAACATTTTTAATTTCCTCAAGCTCACCCCACCATCTAAAATTTCCTCTGGGGTTAATGACAAGAGTAACATTACTAATCTTTCGGCCAAA